CGGAGGGCACGGCGGCGCACGCGCTCGCGGAGATCGTCGCTCGTTTCGAGCTGATCGACCACGACGAGGCCGCCCGCGACCACGCCCTGAACCACTGGACGGCGAAATACGGCGAGACATACGACATGGTGGACATGCTCCGCCACGTCGGCAAGTACGTGGACCAGGTGCGCGCCGACCTGGACGCTGAACCGCACTCCGTCCTGCTGTTGGAGCAGCGGATGGCGACCGGGGTCCCCGGCGTGTGGGGGACGGGCGACGCGGTGGTGGTCTCGCCTCGCGCCGTGCGCGTCCTCGACCTCAAGTACGGTCAGGGTGTGCCCGTGAACGCCGTCGGCAACCCGCAGCTCCGCCTCTACGGCCTGGGTGCCCTGAACGAGTTCGGGGACCTCCTAGGCACCGTCGAGGAAGTCAGCGTGACTGTTGTCCAGCCTCGCCTCGGGTCTGTCTCATCCGAGACGCTCACCGTCCAGGAGCTGATCGAGTGGCGGGACGAGCACGTGTTGCCCGCCGTCCAGAAGGTCGAGGACGGGTCAGACGAGTTCGGCCCTGGCGAGGCGGCTTGCCGCTGGTGCCCGGTCGCCGGGGAGTGCCGGGCGCGCCGTGACTTCCTGGTCGCCCGCGACTTCGGAGACCCCGATCTCCTGGACGACGAGGAGGTGGGCGCGGAACTGGAGCGCGTCGCACAGATCCGCCACTGGTGTGATGCCCTCGAGGGCGTGGCCTTCGACCGCATCTATACCGAGGGCCGGACCATCCCCGGCTTCAAGGTGGTGGCTGGCCGTGGCCGTCGCGTCGTGACTGACCCGGCGGCGGCTATCCAAACTCTGATCGACAGCGGCTACCAGCCCGAGCAGGTGGCGGAGTTCAAGATTCTACCGCTGGGCAAGCTGGAGAAGCTGGTGGGCAAGTCCGACCTCCCCGATCTGATCGGTGACTACATCACCAAGAAGGAGGGCAAGCCCTCCCTGGTTGGCGAGGCCGATCCTCGCCCGCCTCTCACAGCCGCCGCGAGCGCTGCGGCGGACTTCGGGTAGACGACCCGAAAAGAAAGCGCTACACTTATGGGTGTGCCGGGGCCTTGAGCCTCGGCCCCGGCACGCTCACCGATTCACGATCTCACGAAAGAAGATGATTACAATGGCTAATCCCCGCAAGGTTGTCACCCGCGCAGATGAGAACATTCGCCTCGGCTACGTTCACCTGCTGGAGCCTTACACGGCCTCCCAGGATCAGGACCCCAAGTTCTCGTGCATGCTGATTATCCCCAAGACGGCGAAGCGCACGCTGGCCGCTATCAAGGCCGCGCAGGCCGCCGCTATCGAGGAGCAGAAGTCGAAGTTCGGTGGCAAGGTCCCGAAGAACCTGAAGTCCACCCTCCACGACGGCGACGAGGACGCGGACCTCGAGCGCAATCCCGAGCTGGAGGGGTGCTACTACATGAATGTGTCGGCTAAGCGCCGCCCCGGCGTTGTCGACCGCGACCTGAACCCAATCCTCGACAGCACCGAGGTGTACTCGGGCATCTACGCCCGAGTCTCCATGTCTGCCTACTGCTACAACACCAACGGTAACCGTGGTGTGACCTTCGGCCTGGAGAATGTTCAGAAGGTGCGCGACGGCGAGATGCTGGGCGGCGGCGCGTCCCGCGCGGAGGATGACTTCGACGTTCTGGAGGACGACGAGGACGACATCCTGTAACATAGGCCCTGATGGGTCCCGACCCCGCAACCACCGCCTTGGTCCTGGTGGTTGCGGGGTCTTTTTGCGCGCCCGGCTTGCGCCCTAGCGCTTGGGTGTGCTATGCTGATTCATGTCGCCACACGGGTGACCCTTAGCGAAAGGAACCCATCATGCCCCGCACTCACGGCCTACGCGCGACCTACGTCGCCGGATGCCGATGCGACAAGTGCCGCGAAGCCTCGCGCGCCTACAACGCCGCCCGCGCCTCCCGCATCACCGACCTGAAGCCCATCCACAAGGAAAAGCTCCAGGCCGCGCAGAAGGCCAGCCAGGAGAGCGCCGAACGCACCCACCGCCCCTGGGAGACCTGGGAGGACGACCTGGCCGCCGACTACTCCCAGCCGGTCCTGGAGATCGCCCGCCAGCTCGGGCGCACCGTCTCCTCGGTGCGCAACCGCCGCGCGGTGAAGAAGCTGCGCGCCCGCTGGTATGCCGCCCACGTCCTCGAGGGAGGCGAGCAACTGTGAAGAAGTACCAGATCGACTGGGTGCAGTTCATCTGCGCCCTGATCACGATCGGCTGCCTGGTCGGTGCCATCGTCGCCATGTTCGCCATGCCCCGCCAGCCGTGGCCGGTCACCTTCCCGCTTCTGTGCGTCGCCGCCCTGGCCGGGTGCGTTGTCAACGCGCGCCTGGAGGACCACTGGCTGCGTGGCATCTGGAGCGACCGGGAGGGCCGGAAATGAAGCAGCTCCAGATCGACTGGGCGCAGTTCATCCGCGCCCTGATCACCGTCGCCGCCATGGTGGTCGCCTTCCCGCTCCTGTGCGTCGCATCCGTCGCCTTTGCGATCGCCCTCTTGCTCTCGCGCGTCGCCGCCCTCGTCTCGGTGATCATTGACGAGCACACGGAGGCCCGCAGCCGGAAGGGGCAGAAATGACTACCCTCTACATCGACATTGAGACGTACTCAACGACCGACATCAAGCGCGGGGTCTACAGGTACTCCGAGGACCCGGAGTTTCTCATCCTCATGGCCGCGTGGGCCATCGACGATGATCCCACACAGGTGGCTATCGGCCACGAGGAGATCGCCGCTATTCCCCACCTGCTCGACGGCTCCAACGTCGTCGTTCGCGTCGCCCACAACGCGCAGTTCGAGCGCGTTTGCCTCTCCCGCCTCGCGGCCCTCCCGGTCGGCCACTACCTCCCGCCTGAAGCCTGGGAGGACACGATGGCGCTCATGGCCGAGTGGGGCTACCCGCAGTCCTTGGAGGACGGGGCGAAGGCGCTCGGTGCCGAGCCGAAGGACGGCGCGGGCAAGGACCTGATCCGCTGGTTCTGCCAGCCCGCACGCAATGGCAAGCGTCGCCTGCCCGAGGATCACCCGGAGAAGTGGGCGGCTTTCGTGGAGTATTGCCGCCAGGACGTGGACACGATGCGAGATATGCACAAGCGGCTCCTAGCGAAGCATGGGGCGTGGCCGACCGAGCAGGAGCGCCAGGTGTGGATCGCTGACCAGAAGGTCAACGACCGGGGCATTACCGTGGACCTGGAGCTGGCGGCGCACGCCGTCGAGGCCGCGAGCGCGAACACCGAGGAGGCCAAGGCCGAAGCCAGGGCGATCACGGGCGTGGAGAACCCGAACTCTCCCGCTCAGCTCCTCGCCTGGTTTGGTGGCCTCGTGCCGGACCTGAAGGCGGGGACGGTGCGCGACGCGCTGGCGCGCGACGACCTGACCGCCGATCAGCGGCGCGTCCTGGAGCTGCGCCAGGGCATGGCCCTGACCGCGCACAAGAAGTTCCAGGTGGCCCTGGACGCGGCCAGCCCGGACGGGCGGCTGCGCGGCGGCTTCAGGTTCTTCGGCGCGCACACCGGACGGTGGGCGGGGCGCGGCCTCCAGTTCCAGAACATGCCCCGCGCTGGCTTCTCGTCCGAGGTGGAGCAGGACGCGGCCCTCCTGGACCTGCGCCTGGGCCTCGGGGCCGACCCCCACACGCTGAAGGCCCTCGTCCGCCCCATGCTCGTGGGGCCGTTCACCGTGTGCGATTACAGCGCGATTGAGGCGCGCGTGGTCGCCTGGCTCGCGGGCGAGGAGTGGGCGCTGGAGGCCTTCGCCAATGGCCGTGACATCTACGTGGAGACCGCCAACCGTATGGGCGGTGGTATGGGTCGCAAGGAGGGCAAGGTGGCCGTCCTTGCCCTCGGATACAACGGTGGTGTGGGGTCGCTCCAGGCTATGGGCGGCGCGGCGCTCGGTGATGAGACTGTCCTTCAGCGGATTGTCGACCAATGGCGGGCAGCTAACAGGAACATCGTCCGTTTGTGGGGCCGCGTGGAGCGCGCGTTCTATTACGGCGGGCAGGCGGGGGAGCATATCCGGGTGGAGGCCAGCGGGTCGGATCGTCTGGTGCGCCTGCCGTCCGGTCGCGCCGTCGTCTACCACCAGGTGCGCGCGTCGAGGGACGGGCGGTTGTCCTTCCAGGACCCGGGGCAGCGGTGGCGCACGGACACCTACCGCGGCGCGCCCCGCGGGCGGCCC